ACTGCTTGACCGTTGATTGTAATTTGTCCTGAACCTGTAAGAGCTGAGTTTGCAATATTCTGTGTTCCAGCAAACGTTGCACCTGCAGGGATAGTTATAGTATCTCCACTATCTCCTAATTGCACGTTGGTCCCGGACCTTGGACTAATTTTATTTACTTTTACTTCACTCATTATATTCCTATTAATGCTTTCACTTCTTCTTCAGTCAAACCTAAGTCTAAAAGTTTTTGTTTACCAGATGCTTTTTTATTTTCTGAGTTTGTTTGTGCTGTATCATAATCAGATTGTAATTGTGATAAACCATCAATACATTCTTGTTCAGTAGGTTTTGTTTTACTGTTATCATGTATAATTAAGTTTGCATAAACTTTATTTTTAGAATCACTCCAACCGAACCATTGTCCATCATGTAAGTTAATTAAATAATTCTCTATGTGATTTGGTCTACTCATTTTATGTATCTCCTAATCTTATAAATGTTGCATATGTTCTGTTTTCAGATGATGAAGCACCTACATTTACAGAATCATTTCCAGATTGCTTACTTACTTGAAATTTAACTTTGTGAGTTGTCGTATCAGTTACATCAAATATAAATGATGAACAAACTGAAATTTCATCTGCACTATCTTGAATATGACCAAGACCTATAGAAGCTGCATTATAATTTGAATTATCAGTTGTTGCATAACATCTCATATAAACCCAATCATGCGTATCTGAACCTGATTGATGAAATGATACTTGATTAAAAATATGATAAATTCCTGTTTGTGGAAATGTAAAAATACCAGAACTTTCTGACATTCCTGTTCCTATATATCCTGGACTATATGTATCAGCTCTTTCCCAATTTGTAGTTAAATCAGTTGGACTAATATTAAGTGTAAAGCCTGTATTTACTCTCCAAGTGTCTGCTACTGTAATTCCGTTTTTAAAATTAGATGTTAAGTTTGTTCCACCATTGGCAACTGGTAAAGCACCAGTAACTTTAGAAGTTAAATCTACTGCACTATTAGCAATTTGTGATGTACCAATTGTTCCTGTAAGAGCAGCAGTAAGAGTTTCATTTCCACCATCACTACCTTCTGTTAAAGATATATTTGTACCTGCAACTAATTTACCATTTAAAAAACCAGCTGTTGTATCGTTAGAAGATACTTTTACTTTTTCTGTATCAGCACTTCCAAAACCATTTGCTGTTCCATTGTTAGTAATGGTTGCACCTGCTGGAATAGTAATAGTATCACCTGATTCACCAACCTGTAAAGCTGTCCCTGACTGTGGTATAATTTTATCTACTTCTATTTTACTCATTATATAATAACCAAATTACCTGTTACTGTTACAGTTCCTGATACAGTTACTGGCCCTGCTAAAACTCCTGAGTCCATTGTTTGTGTATCAGAGATTGTTGAAGCATGTGTTGTTACATATGTTGTGGCTGTCATAGCTGCAGACGGAGCTCGCTTTGCAGGGTAAGTACAAAATACAGTTTTAGTTCCTGTTTGAAAATTCACTTTGCTATCCGAGTTTGAAGAGGAGATAACGGTATCTCTAGAAAGTGTATCAGGTGTTGCATCTGTTACAGTTCCAATACCGACTTCAAAATCAGCTGTACCATCGTGAGATATACAATAGAACGTATTATTGCCGTTACCAATACCAGTAACAAAACTTTCAAAACCAACTTCTGGGTTGGTTGATAGTTGTATTGTTGCCGTACCAGTAGACGTACTTGTCTGTTTAACTCTGTCGTTTAATACAAAAGCCATTTATAAATCCTTAATATTACGCGTCGCCTAATCTTATAATAGCATTTGATGCATCAGCAGTAGGAAACTGAATAATAAAGTCTCCGTTAGTTGCTGTTTTATTTCCACCAAAATCTAAAACTAGAACCAGCTCATTACCACTTCCAGTATCTTTATAAATAGCTGCACCTCTGGCTGTTAAAGTAACAGAAGGAAAAGTTAGATCATTAAAATCTATAAAAGAAGTTGCAGAAGTCCCATCAACTCCAGCGTTAGTCAATGCTAACCCTCCTGTTGAATAAGATGTTCCCGAAGTATCAACTTCATTATTTCCTGTACCTGCTAAGTACGTTGTTGATGACGTACTATAACCAGTGATAGCTGTATACAAAGCACACTTAAAAGAGTTTCCTCCATTACCCGCAGTGTCAAAATTAAATACGCCTTTTAACAAATTAGATTTGAAAGAATTTGGTACTATATTTGCCATACATTATCTCCTTATTATGGTGATGGTGATTTAATAACATTACGAATAACCCCATCTTGATATTCGTCTCGTCTTCTTCTACCTTCTTGTTCAATAGAATATGAAGCCAAAGCTCGCTTATAAGACGCTTCGTAGTATTGTAACATATCTATTGGACCTTTCAAGTATCCATATGCTTCTACGAGCGCTCCATATAAAAGTAAGTCTTGATATTTGTTAGATAAATAAGTTCCGCTACCGCTTTTAGTAGCATCAGTAATACTGACCGGCTGTTTCATATATGCTAAAGTTATTTCATAAGTAGCATTTGGTGTAGGGGCTACTACCCAAAAATTAGCGTCCCAGTTAGCATAATATTTTGGAAGACCCTGAGCTGTTCCCGGAGTCTCATAAAAAGATGCCATATAACTTGTGTCTTTTTTCTCTAAAAAAACTTGCACATTTGGAGATACGTTTGTATCTTTTAATTGAACGTATCTAATATTTCTAAGATCAGATGGAATGGTTACATACCTATTACCTGAAGTTAGGTTAGATGTAGCATAGTGTCTGTTATCGTCAGAATCTACTTCTCTATAAACTCTATTTTCTGCATTTTGTATAAATCTATTTACAACAGAAGTTGTTAAAACTGTACTATCAACCTCTGTATAGTTTCTAATATCGTCTGTTATATTTGTTAAAGTGTATGCCATACTACGGTGTTAAAGTTACAGGTCCTGCTGTAACTGTCATTCCTCCTGCTTGCTCTGTTATATTAGGAGTTGAGCCTAATGTAAACGTATAGTTGTCTGTAGCGGTAACTGTTATTGAAAAACCTGCGTCTGCGTTATATGCAGAGTCTGCCACTCCTCCCGGAGATCCTTCTACATTTCTAAATCTAACTGTATCATTAGTTGATCTACCATGATTTACTTCTGTAACAGTTATAGTTGTGGATCCACTAGTTATGGAAAAAGGATTGGATCCTAGTAATCTTGCAACAGCTGGCTCAACTCTATCTGGTCTTGCATTACGTAAACCTTGTGGTTCTGCCATAAATCTTTTTGGTTCTAGTTGTGGGTGTTTCTTTTCAAACTCTGACACATGTACTCTTGACCCATTCCACTCAATAACCATTTCACTATATGGAAATTCTAGACCAGATCTATCTGAAATAAATTTTGCATGTTTACCAATTGCCATTAACTAGTCTCCGAAAAATAAGAGTTAGGTGTAATAAACGTACTTGATGAAGAACCATCTTCTCTCAAAGCTCTATTTAATTCATCTTCATAATATAATTTAAATTCTTGAGTTCTTTTTGGTGCATACTTTTGAGAAAGATAAAAACTTAATCCTGAAACCATACAAGGTACAAATCTATATGGAACGTCGGCTGCATTAGTGTATGCTCCTGCATCTTGTATTCTTCTTACGTAATAATAATTAATTTTATTTCCTGCCTCTGTAGCACCAGGTGTTAAATATAAAGTTATTGTAACTCTATCTATAAATCTTTGTACAAAATATTGTGAGGGTTGTCCTTTAGATGCTTTATTAGATAATGCTTGATATTGTGATCTATTAATTTTTGTTAGAGGAACATCTATATTGTTTGCATCTCTGTAACTAACTTCTAATACATCGTCTACACCATAAACTGCTGTTGCACTAGACGTACCATCTCCAGGTGCTCTAAACATTGTATAAACAGAAGTTCCATCAGCTAAAGTTATATTATTGTTTTGAACTTCCCAGTAGTGCAAACCACGATTTGCCCACTCTTGAAACATTATATCTAATGTTCTTCTTGAAGTTTTAAGCTGATATCCAGTTACATTTTGAATACCCATTCTTTGAAATGCTTCTTCTATTATCTCATCAATAGAAAAATCTTTCTCGAAAACGTATGTTCCAGAGGTAGTATTAGCCATTTAACCTCCTATTTATCTATAATAACTGTTACCGTAGCAGCACTAAGAGCAGAGACAGTCATCCCACCTTCAAATACAATTCCATCTTCTGCAAGATTATATGCAAACACATCACCTGCAGGAACATCTACTTGAAACTGAGTTACTGAATTTCCGTCTTGTAAGGTAACTGAACCTGCAGAACCAGATGAGGCTAAAATAATTCCTCTTAATCTAGTTCTTCCTGCAAATACAGAACCTGTTGAACTTTTTCTAACTGCTTTTACATCACTTTTCATTATC